GTAAAAGGGGATACCAGTCATATCGCATACCAGATAATCACCGTCAATAACTACAGTGCTGTTGTACCGGTTTTCGCGTCTGATGGTAACCGGGCGGCTGCGGTACTGGGGTATGCGGCGTGCCTTGATTTTGTCCGACCAGAGGGACGCGTGCCGTTCAAGTTCCGCGAGTATGAAGGTCTGGCCGCTGATGTTACCAGTGGCAGCGATTACGATGCACTGATAGCCGCAGGTTACAACTTCTATGGGAAATATGCGGAAAACAGTGTGGTGGAAGATTACTGGGCGGATGGCACCATTACCGGCGATTTTAAATGGCTGGACAGCTTCTGCGGGCAAATCTGGCTGAATGCCAATTTGCAGGGATCTGTGATCTCGTTATTCAAGTCAAACCAGACTATCCCCTACAACAATGAAGGGCGGGCGCTGGTTGCGGCATCAATGAGTGACGTTATCCAGCAGTACAAACGCTGGGGCGGTATCCGTGAGGGGGTGACACTGACGGAGGCGCAGAAGAAGCAGATCAACAATGTTGTGGGGGAGGATGTTTCTTCAACGTTGTTTGCCACCGGCTACTACCTGTATATCGGCGATATGCTGCCTTCTCTGCGGGCAACACGTAGCAGCCCGTCCTGTACGCTCTGGTACTGTGACGGCGGCAGTATCCAGAAACTTGTTATTGCATCCACGGAGGTCCAGTAAATGTCAGGTAATAACAACACCATCACTGCGGCGGATGCCATTATCACGCTGACAGTGAATAACCTGTATCCCTCCGGCGTACAACTTCAGGGATTTGCCGCAGATAACGTTTATGGCACCGATCCGCTGGTACTGGCGGAAACCGTCCGCGGTATTGACGGTAAACTGTCTGCGGGATTTGTGTACAGCAACATTATCCAGACGTTTCACATCATGCCGGACTCACCCAGCCGGGATATTTTTGATACCTGGTCAACCACATCCAGGACCAGCAGGGCTGTCTTCCGTTGTAATGCTGTCGTGCTGCTTCCGGCGATAGGCCGTAAATATACCTGCGTAAATGGCGTACTCAAACAATGGAAAGCGCTGCCTGACGCGGCGCGTACATTGCAGCCAGGACAGGCGGTTATCGAGTGGGAAACTATCACTCCGGAGGTTTTTAACTGATGGCCCGTAAAGAGAAATTTATCACTATTGATGGTCAGGGGCGGGATAACGGCAAGGTATTTCACCTTACCGAAATGTCTGCCTCGCAGGCGGAATGGTGGGCGATGCGCGCCATTATGGCGATGGGGCGTGGCGGCGTGGAGTTACCGGATGATGTTCGCAGTATGGGGATGGCTGCGCTGGCGCTGGAAGGGCTGAAAGCGTTGTCAAAAATCCCGCCGGAAGAAGCCCGTCCACTGCTGGATGAAATGATGGAATGTATACAGTTTGTTCCCGATCCGAAAAATCGTGGTATACGGCGACCTCTTATTGAAGACGATATAGAGGAAATCACCACCAGGCTTAATTTACGTGCGGAGGTATTCAGACTGCATGTGGATTTTTTCAGTCCCGCCGCCAGCTAGATATTCCCCCGCGTTATCTCGGCCCCGACAGACCGTTCGGGGTGGTGGATTACGTTAACGTTCCCCGCACCATTGCGACCGTTATCTCCTCCGGTAAGGCTTCAAAAGTCGAACTGGATTCCGTACTTGGTGTGCAGGACTTATGGGATCTGCTTGAGATTATTCAGGTGGACGCCCATAACGAACGTGTGATGCAGGAGACACAGAATGGCAGCGGTACTTGATGAGCTGGTTCTGGCACTGGATATAGAAAGTAAGGACTTTACCGCCGGGGAACAGGCTGCGCACGCTGCACTGGACCGACTGACCGCCGCAATGGAGCGGGTGGCGGATGTTTTCGAACTGGGGCAAAAACAGGCCAGTAATGCCCTGGCGAAAACAGGCAGTGATGCGGATAAAGCTGCACGTGAGACGGAAGCCGCCGGTGAGCGCACGGGTAAGGCCCTGAAGAAAACAGGCTCTGACGCTGATAAAACTGCCGCGAGTATGGAACAGGCGGGGAAGCGAACCGGTGATGCCATCGCGAATACCGGCAAAAAGGCCGAAAAAACCGCTAAGAGGATGGAGGCAGCAGGCAAACGGGCATCAACGTTTTTTTCCGGCATACGTACTCAGATACTGGCGCTGGCAGGCGTCACCCTGACACTGGGGGGAATTAAAAGCCTGGTCACGGGGTTTGCCGGTGATCTTAACCGGCTGTCAATTTCCTCCGATGCCTTTGGCATGAAAGCGAAACATCTGGACGGCTGGATACGCGCAGGGCAGGCGAATGGTGCTGACGCTGGCGAGATCACCGGGGCGTTTTCCCGGATTACGGATGCAAAAGCCGCATTCAAAGCCGGAAAGTACTTTGATCCTGTGTTGCAGGATTTGTTTCAGGTTGCAGCCCGTGCGGGTGTCAGTGTTGATTTAAATACCGACAGTACCGAAGTCATCATGCGCAAGCTGGCGTCTGCCTTTCCGCGACTGACAAAGTCAGAACAGACAGCCTACGGTAATGCGCTGGGGTTCAGTTATGCCGGGCAGCAGTTTCTTGGCTCAGGCCATGCTCTTCAGGATGTGGATGACTTTACATCCCGTTCGCAGGTCTCCGACGATAAAATCCGGAAAGCCCGCAAATTGCGGGAAGCCCTTGCAGAACTGGACCAGGTATGGACAACAATTGGTCTGACTATAGGTACGGCACTGATGCCGTATGCCACGGAATTCAGCAAATGGCTGGAGAAACTCGGTGACTGGATGCAGCAACATCCGGAGGAAGTGAACAAGTTTATCACCACATTTCTGAATAAAGTTGAGTCAGTGGCCTCCTGGGTGAATAAGGCTGCCGGAGAAATGGGGGGCTGGCAGAATGTCATTATTACACTGATCGGGCTGAAAGTGGCGTCATGGGTACTGGGGCTGACTAAGGCCCTCAACGGTCCCGGCGGCCTTCTTTTTGCGATAACGGCGCTTTACCCGGTTGTTGACGGGTTAATGACATCCATCGTTGGCAGGAAGAATAAGGACTGGCTGGATTCGCATGGTTTTTTCTGGGCTTCAGACGGGACTTTCTTTTTCAATAAGAAAGAGATGGAGGAATACCAGGCAAAACTGGATGCCGGAGAAAAGCCAGGCAACATCACCCATGCACAATCACCTACAGTATGGCAGCAGGGAATGCTGGATACTCAGGCTTCTCTGGCAACCGGGAGGGGAGCAGCCTCCGGGGCATCCTGGCTACAGGGTATGCGTGCGACGCAGGAAAAACTCGGTAATGCCATGCAAAACCGCCCGCGTCCGACGAAGGCCGGGGAGGCTCTGTTAGGCTGGCTGCAACCGAAACTGTCCCAACTGGAGGCAAAATATAACCTGCCGACCGGACTGCTGCGCAGTGTTGCGATCACCGAATCCGGTGGTAATCAGTTTGCCGTCTCACGCGCTGGTGCGATGGGACTGTTTCAGTTCATGCCGCAGACGGCTAAGGAATTTGGTCTGAGGGGAAACGATGCCTTTGATCCTGCAAAATCCGCTGATGCCGCCGCGAGAAAACTTGGTGGCCTGCTGCGGTTTTTTCATGGCGATCTGGCTAAGGCTTTGGCGGCATACAACTGGGGTGAGGGAAATGTTCAGCGTAAGGGGCTGGCTGCTGCTCCGGAGGAGACCCGTAACTATATTCCCCGCGTTCTGGCGAATCTGCCCCATCCGGGGGCGGCAATGGCCGTACAGTCGCGTCATCCGGCGCCTGTATCTCAGTCCACCGTAACGGAAACCACGCATATCGGGACGCTGAATGTCACTACAACCTCGGACAATGTGAAGGGCATTACCGATGATGCGCGTAGGCGTATCAGGAATTCGGCGCTTGTTTCAGTTTATTCCAGCGGGGTAACAGGATGAGTTTCTCTTTCGATAATCTTTCCCTGAATAACTTTTCGCTCAATGAAAGTAACGTACTGAGTGCCGTTCGTGGCGGCGGTGTCCTGGGACTCATTAACAGTGTACTGGCACCGTCATTCGGTATTTATTACGCATGGAATGATCCGGCTGGTGTTCACCTGAAGGGCGGGAGGCCTTTCTCCCCGGATTCTTTTGTTGTCGTTGAGGTGGGAGCAGAGGCTTCTGTTTCCACCGCCCCCGTCGAACAGGGAGCCTATACCACCTTTAATAAAATCCAGCGACCGCCAGAGCTGCATGTGACTTTCACTGTTGAGGGGTGGACGGCGTTTTCCGGGGCCGTCCCGAACCTGACAAATTTTTCCACCACCTCGCGATCGAATGTGCTGGAAACGCTTGAAATGATGCGTACCACAGCAGGACTTTACGATATTGAGACGCCGGACAAGACATGGACATCCTACGACCTGGTGAAATACGACTACCGAACGCGAAGTAATAATGGACCGACATTACTGACGGTCAGCGCAGTATTCCAGGCGGTAATGATTACAGGAGAGGTGTCAGTGGGAAGTACGGATAACCAGTCTCCCACGGACAACGATAAAGCAAAAGGGGCTGCATCGGTTAAAACTCAGCCAGTTACGGCGTCGGTGACACAACCGTCAGACGCTGACAGACGGAGCGTCACGAACAGGGGGATCACCTGATGCTGGAAATTGTTTTATCTCCCGTCAAAGCCCAGCAGTTTACGGTGACACTGGGTGCTCAGGTCTGCACCATTCGCCTGAATCAGCGTACTACGGGGATGTATATCGATATTACCGTTAACGGTGAACCGTGCCTGTATGGCGTGTTGTGCCTGAACAATAACCGGATTGTCCGGTACGGATACCTGCCGTTTCAGGGCGATCTGTTTTTTTCCGACACGGAGGGGAACCACGATCCCGACTGGCGGGGGCTTGGTTCACGGTACCGGCTCTACTGGCTGTCGCCTGAGGAGCTGACATGAGCTATGTACAGCGTGACATTACCGTGGAGTTCACCCTGTCAGACGGGCGGACGTTCGACAATGGTAAGGGCAATATTCTGACTGTTTCAGGAGCTAAATGTTTTGCCACTGTCACGGTATATGGCGGAACTGCCGGAACGCAGATAACCCTGTATATCTGGGGGCTGTCTCCGGCGCATATGGCCGACCTGAGTTATCGGGGCGTGTGGCGACCCGCTCAAAGTACGGCCAATGAAATGCGGGTACGGGCTGGTGGTCGGCTTATTTTCGAGGGAGATATTACCGATGCGTATGCGGACTACAACCAGGCGCCGGATATACCCCTTATTCTGACCGGGCAGGTTAGTTTCAACCTGCGTAATCAGACAGCGGCCGATTTCAGTGCGAAAGGTGATGTGCCTGTTGCAGATATCATCCGTGCTCTGGCGTCATCTGCCGGGCTGAAATTTGAAAATCAGGGCGTCAGTCGCAGCCTGTCGAATCCACACTTTTCCGGAAACCTTGTACAACAAATGCTGGATGCCGCTTCAGCCGCCGATATTAACATCGATCTGGGGGACGCGGAGAAAGTCACCATCTGGCCGAAGGACAAAGCCCTGGATATTCCGGCTGTGCATATTTCGCCGGACCACGGGCTTATTGGATATCCGGTCTATACCATGACCGGCCTCAGCGCCACCACGACATTCTGCCCTGATCTTTTCATTGGTCGGCGGGTCCATCTGGAATCGTCACTACCTAACGTGACAGGCGATTACCAGTTAACCGGAGTGATACACACCATTACCTCGCGAACCGTGGGCGGTCCGTGGAGCTCCAACTGTACCATGACAAGGCTTAACGATAATGGCACAACCACTCAGTAATCCGACGGACGTAAACAGTGAAATCAATGCGCAGGACTTTATGCTGCGGCAGTTTCTCGGGAAACACGTATTTATCACTCTGGGGCAGGTAGTGGCGGTGGAGGGGGAGTTTATTGATGTCCGACCGATGGTAATGGGCGTTGCAGCAGACGGTTCCCCGGTTGAGCATGAGGTGATTTATAACCTTCCCGTATGGCGGCTACAGGGGGGCAGCAATGCGGTGATTATGCCGCCACATGTGGGCGATATTGGTTTCCTCGGCATCTGCGACCGGGATATCAGTGCGGTAAAAGCCACGCGTCAGGCCGCGATGCCGGGATCAAAACGCACTCATAACTACGCCGATGCCATCTGGTTTGGTGGTGTGCTTAACGGTGCGCCCGTACAGTTCGTGGAATTTGCTGACAACCAGATACGGGTTATTTCCCCCTGGAAAGTGGAGATTTCTGCGCCGGAAGGCATCGTGAACGCCTCGAAAAGTTTCACTGTTAACTCTCCAAAAATCGCGCTTAACGGGGATGCTGCCGTCAGCCAGGGGCTTAATGTTACCGGACAGTCTGAACTTTCCGGTGGCGCGAAGATTGGCGGTATTGATTTTGGATACCATGTTCACAGTGGTGTTAAGTCCGGCGGTTCGACCACGCAGGGACCGCAGTAAACAGGAGAAAATATGCAGTCACGATCGCTTCTTCTCGACACCGGGACATGGGACATCCTGCTGGATGATACCGGAAATCTTGCCATTACTGATAATCCCCATGCGGTAGCCCAGGATGTGGCGTGTGCGTGCAGTACCTTTCTGGGGGAGTGCTGGTACGACTCAACGTCCGGCATACCTTACTGGTCACGCATCCTCGGACACTGGCCCGGCACGCAACTGGTGAATGCCACCCTGCAACAGGAAGCACTTAAACTGCCGACCGTGAGCGCCGCAATTTGCCAGGTCACTGTTGATAAAGCCCGGACAGTAACGGGAGTGCTGCGTATTACAGATACCAATAACGACATTTTTACGGTACTGCTATGAGTGAAAATAAATCTTTTTCTACCGCAGTACCCGCTGTACGTATTACGGACAGCGGGCTGAACGTGCCGGATGAAGCGGATATTCTGAGCGGCAGGCTCAGCGATTTTTCCGGTGCGCTGGGCGGTGCAATGAGTACCAGTCTGAGCAGTCCGCAGGGGCAGCTTGCATCAAGCGAAAGTGCCATTATCGCGGATAAAAACGATCAGTTGCTGTATATCGTTAACCAGGTAAACCCTGACTTTTCCAGTGGACGCTTTCAGGATGCAATAGGAAAGATTTATTTCCTGGAACGACGCGGGGCTACAGGTACGACAGTAACGGCAACCTGTACCGGGCTGGTTGGTACGCTGATTCCGGCGGGCAGTATGGCGCAGGATGAGGCCGGCTATAAGTACGTCAGTCTGTCAGACGCCACAATCGGCGCATCAGGGCAGGTTGATGTGGTATTCCTGAATTTGTCCACCGGGCCTGTCGGCTGTCCGGCGGGAACTCTGAATAAAATTTATAAGGCAATACCCGGCTGGTCAGGTGTCACTAACGCCAGTGCAGGTGTACCGGGCAGCGACGAGGAAACCCGCGCGGACTTTGAAAATCGTCGGCGTAATTCAGTTGCCCGTAATGCCCGTAATATTCTGGAAGCCATCCGGGGTGAAATACTCTCTACGGTAGAAAACGTGGTGGATGTTTACGTCACCCATAATCCGAAAAAAACGGAACAAAAAGCCGGGGTCAGTCAGTATCCGTTAACACCCGGTTCGTTTTATGTTGGCGTGTACGGCGGCAGTCCGGCAGATATCGCGGCGGCCATCTGGCGTAAGGCTCCGCCGGGTATTGATATGAACGGCGACACAACGTTCACCGTTGCGGATGAAGAGTACGATCCGCCGTATCCTGAATACGTGATCACCTGGCAGACACTCAAACCTGTCAGTCTGCATGTCAGTGTGACGCTGAAAAAAAGTGACTATCTGCCCTCAGATATTACCCAACAGGTACAGCAATCTGTGTTGTCCGCGTTTAACGGTACAGATGGTGGTCTGCGGGCAAGGGTAGCCTCTGTTGTCTCCGCAGGGCGCTACTATGCCGGCGTTTACAAAACCGATCCGGAAAATATCGATATTCTGGGCCTTACGGTGAGTCGTGACGGCTCGTCATGGACAACTGCTGTCACTTTCGGGATAGATGAGATTCCGGTTCTGGATGTGTCGAACATCGGTGTGAAACTACAGGAGGCGTAACGTGCAGAATGTGGCTGCAACCGTGCTTGCACAGTATGCCGCCAGCCCCCGACTCAATGCCCTCATTAACAGCTTTAACGCAGCACTTTCCCCCGACAGTTTTATCAATGATTTTTATGACCTTATCTGGAACATCGATACCGCAGAAAAGTACGGTCTTGATGTCTGGGGAAAGATTGTGGGCGTCAGTCGCCGGCTGACGGTAAAGGACGATTTTAATTACCTGGGCTTCAGCGAGGCCCGGATGGACAACCCGGTAATGGATGACCCGCGTCCGTTTAATCAGGCACCGTTTTACAGCGGAAAATCGGTTACCCGAACCGTTGACCTGTCTGATGAGATATACCGGCGGCTGATACTGATGAAAGCCATGTCGAATATTACTGACTGCTCTGTGCCGGATATTAACCGGATGCTGCGGTTTATGTTCGGAAAAAAACGCCGGGCTTATGTTCTGAATAATGGTGGACTGAGGATGAGTTACATCTTTGAGTTTGCTCTCTCGTCGGCAGAACTGGCGATTATCCAGTCGTCGGGAGCACTGCCGTCCCCGCCGGGTGTTTATGTCTCAGTGGTTTTAAAGGAGACCAGTAATGAAGCTTAACGATAAACCCCGTCAACTGGCAGTACCCTTTGCGAGTACCGGGGATAAAAATAATATCCCGGACAAGGCGACGCAGCAGACCAAAGAGAGCGGTAACGCGGCGTATGATTCGGGTTTTCCTCCGGTGACCATGACCCCGATTTCAGCGGGCGGTATACCGCCACACGGCAAGGATTTTAACGGTCTGATGCACGATATTACCGCAGCAATACGGTACGTCCAGGCTGGTGGTTTGTACACGTATAATGCCGATTTCGCCGGGGCCATTGGTGGATATGCAAAAGATGCCATTCTCGCCGGAGTCTCAACAACAGCGGTCTGGCTGAATACCATTGACGATAACCTGACCGATCCGGAAGGCGCCGACAGCGCAGGATGGGTAAACCTGCTGGCAGATCCCCTGAAGCTGTTTCTGTGGCAGAAAAACAATCTGTCAGACCTTCAGAATAAAGGAACGGCACGGGATAACCTTCAGGTCTACAGTCAGGAGCAGACGGATCTTAAATACCTCGCCAAAGACCAGAACGGTAGCGATATTCCGGAAAAGCCGCTGTTTGTACAAAATATCGGAGCGCTTCCTGCCAACGGTACGGCTGTTGCAGCGAACAGACTGGCATCACGCGGAGCGCTTCCGGCACTGACTGGTACGACAAGAGGCAGTGATAGCGGCCTGATAATGGGCGAGGTTTACAGTAATGGCTATCCGACAGAGTATGGAAATCTGTTACATCTGACCGGAACTGGCGAGGGGGAGATTCTCATTGGCTGGAGCGGGACAAGCGGCGCGCCAGCACCCGCCTATATCCGTAGCCTTCGTGATACCTCTGACGCTGAGTGGTCCGAATGGGCGATGCTCTACACCTCACTAAATCCGCCACCGAATTCGTATCCAGTAGGTGCGGCGATAGCATGGCCGTCTGATGCTACCCCAGCCGGTTACGCCCTGATGCAGGGGCAATCGTTTGATAAATCTGCTTACCCGTTACTGGCTATAGCGTATCCGTCCGGCATTATCCCTGACATGCGGGGCTGGACAATAAAGGGTAAGCCCGTCAGTGGACGTGCTGTGCTGTCGCAAGAAATGGACGGCAACAAATCGCACAGTCACAGCGCCAGAGCGCAGGATACTGACTTAGGGACAAAATCTACCTCATCCTTTGATTACGGCACGAAATCGACCAATACCACGGGCAATCATACTCACCAGTTCGGCGGTTATATCAACTCGTTCTATGGGGACTCCAGTCACACCTCATTTCAGCCTGGAGGTGGTGCGTGGACACAGGCCGCTGGCGACCATGCGCATACAGTTTATATCGGAGGACACGGGCACACCATGTATATCGGTCCACACGGCCACGTCGTTATTGTGGACGCAGACGGTAATGCGGAAACCACGGTTAAAAATATTGCATTTAACTACATAGTGAGGCTGGCATAATGACTTTTAAAATGAGCGAACAGGCGCAGACAATTAAAATTTTCAATCTGCGTTCAGATACTAACGAATTTATTGGGGCAGGTGATGCGTATATTCCGCCGCACACAGGACTACCGGCAAACTGTACTGATATCGCCCCTCCTGATATTCCCGCCAGTCATATTGCTATATTTGACGCTGAAACCCAGACATGGAGTTTGCATGAGGATCACCGCGGCGAGATGGTTTACGACACAACAACCGGCAATCAGGTTTATATCTCCGCTCCTGGTCCGTTGCCCGAAAATGTCACATCAGTTTCACCAGGTGGTGAATACCAGAAATGGGATGGTAAGGCTAAGGCCTGGGTAAAAGACGAAGTGGCTGAAAAAGCAGCGCAGCTTCGTCAGGCGGAAGAAACCAAAAACAGGCTCCTGCAAATAGCATCTGAAAAAATCGCGCCGTTACAGGATGCTGTTGATCTTGATATCGCAACAGATGATGAGAAAGCGCAGCTCGACGAATGGAAAAAATACAGGGTGCTGGTAAACCGG